TGATGGAAGTTATCTTAATATGTGGATAAGTAAATAAATATGTGTGGCATTTCTGCCACACACACTGTAAAGACTACTCTTCGTCTTCTTCGTCTTCATCTAGATCAAAGTCTTCGTCTTCATCTAGATCATCCTCGTATGATACGTGAGCATCATCTGGATTTATCTTTAGCTCAAGATCATCTAAGAGATCTTTAATCTCATAGATAATATCTTCAGCAGATTTTTTCTTTTTTGCCATAGCTAACTCCTATAGTTGGTTAGGCAGTGGCGGAATAGTGTTAATTGAATAATAAGTAAATAAAATTATTTTTTATAACTCTTTGAATTATAAATAAAATTTATTTATTTTTGTAGATCTTTTCTATTGTTTCTAAATAATTATTCCAAAATGATTTAACGTCTGCTGCATAATCATTAAAGAATTTATTCCAATAGTTTTTAATATCTGAATAGTTGTACATATTATTTCCTTGTGTAAAAGTTATATTCACTATCTGTGTAAATAGGCATAGAAGCTATATATGTTGCAATGCACAATTATCAAGAGGTATTATTTAATATTTAAATGTATCTTTATAGATTCAATAAGATCATTAACTACATGCTCATACTTCCAGCCAATGTATATTCCTATTGTTAATGATATTAGGATTAGGATTGTTGTCATATTAGTTTTTTTGTTAGTTTGTTAAGAAAAGACTTATGGTCTTTTTGAGTTTAAGAATTATCTAGCCAATAAAAATATTGATATAATTGGACTGTCGGTTAAATTTCTTGAAGCACCTGTAACATCATTTACTCCACCCACGTCATTGTAATAACCTCTGCCACCATTATTAGACCATCTAATACCTATTGGATTTGTTCCACCATTTGTAATGTTACTTGGGTCACTAAAATAAGATAAAATTTGGTTACCGCCTTCGTGTGCATTATCTTGCAAACTTACAAAACCATTTGTTGGCAAACTATTAGGATTTAATGTACTTAAATTTACTCCTCTAGCTTGAAAACCACTTGAACTTTCTCCTGCGTGAGCATTTGTAAAAGTATCACTAGGTATTTCTGGTAAAGAATTATATCTAAATAAATTTGCATAAATATTTGCAGTATTTAAAGCTCCACTTGCTTGTTGTGGTATCAAAAGCAAACCAACTTGATTATTAATATAATTTATTTTTGTTGTTCCTAAATGAAATGTTGCTTGATTAGAAATAGAACCTACTTGACTATTTGTATTAATATCTGTTTGAGCTGAACTTGATTGATAACGTAATCCAACTAAAGCATAGGCATAATTATTATATTTATAGAAATATAGTTGTTCAGAAGAACCAGAAGAAGTTTTAATATAATATTGATTTCCATTTACAACGTGGCTATCTCCATCTGAAACTGTGTTAAAAGCTCTTGCACTAGAAGAACCATCTAAACCTAAATTAACAATTATATTAAAAGCTCTATCTACTGTTTTAGAATTTGCAGTTGCTCTTAAAGTAAAACTATATGTAGTTGAAGAAGCAACGTCTGTGGGGTCACCACTAATAGCTCCTGTTGAAGAATTTAAAGTAAGTCCAGCAGTAGTTAAAACTGTTCCGCCTGTTTCAGAATAACTTACAGTATCTCCATCTGCGTCTGTCGCAGATACAGTTACGTGAGTTCCTGTTGATTTATCTGTAATAGTTGTAAGTGTTCCTGAAGCTGTACTCCAAGTTGGAGATACATCTACATTAATTTGATTATCTAAAGTTCCTGATAAACCAGAAGAATTTACAACTCTAACATCGTAAGGTTCTTTAGCACCCACAAAAGAACTTCTAGCAATAACAGCACTAATAGTTGTTGAGTTAGTAACTGTAGTTGTTGATGCTGTAATTTCTGTGGCATCACTTCCTATAAATTTAACAACTGCACCAGATTGAAAATTACTTCCTGTTATAGTGAAAGTAATATTACCGCCTTCATCACTAGCAACTTCTAAAGGAGATACTGCTGTAACTGTAGGTGGACTATCTATAACCTTAAACTCTGTACCTGTATAATATTCAGCTAATCCTGTTTCAGAATTAAAACGTATTTGACCAGCAGTAGAACCTCGTTGAGCAGTTGTACCTGATGCAACTTTAGTTCCTTCAGTTCCTGTGTCAGATATATTTACAAATCCTGTACCTAGATTGGCAATAGTTCTGGCTTTAGTCATATTAATTATATTAGTTTATGTTTGTTAAAGTTGCAAATTTTATTCATATTATCTCGCTGTAGCTGGTACGTTATTAGTTCCTACTAATGGATTTTCAGCAAATGCCATGTAGATGTATGTTCCACCTGACCCATTGGTATCTGTATTAGAACTTCTTGCTTTAAAACCATTTGAATAGAAATCAAATTGATTATTTCCTGTGCTTTCTGCATTAGTTAAATTTGGAAATAATTGTTTATCTGTTAAATTAAATGTGTTTCTAACACTATCGTACATATACCATTGACCACCACTAGTATTAGTTTGTTTAATTATAATCATAGCAGGTTTAAATCCTGTATAAACAAATGTTCCATCAGTTGAACCATTACCAGTATATGAACCAAATTTGCTAAATCCTTTTACTTCAGCGAAGCAGTAAGCGATAAATGATTGACCACTTTCATTTACATCAGCATCATTTCCTAATGTTATAAGAGTAGATGTTGGAGAAGTATTATTCCAAAAAACAATATTTGTTCTTGGTACTTCAGTTGAATTAAGTAAATGACTTTTTGTATTTCCTAAAGATTTATGAAAACCTTGCCAATTTCTTCCACCTAAACTTCTATTTTTAACTATTGTAAATGCAGGTGCAACACCTAAACCATGTCCAAAAGTAGCACCACTTGTTCCATTACCAGTATAACTTACAATACTAAATCCACTTGTTGTATTAGCTGATACTGTGCTTGTGATAGTTCCTGAATTGTTTGATACTCCAGCACCATTTGCGTCCCAATTCCATGAAACAAATGTTTCTCCACTTTGATTTACCTTGTTATAAAATCCACCAAGAGTAAATCCATCACTATTAAAAGCTGTTAAACTACCAGAAGTGTCATCTCCCTCAGAAGCTGTTCCATTAGTTTGTAAATTTTTATTAACACCTCTAATTACATCAAATAAATTATGTCCATGAGTTGCGTTGCTTCTAACTTTAATCCAAACAAAATCTGGGGAAAAATTAAGACCAGTAATAGAATTTGTTGCACCAGTACCAGTATATAACTTTGTATCAAAATAATTACTTGGTTTATTAATTGTTGTGTAAGCCATTAGTTTATCTCCTATCCATAGACGTTAATATTTTTAGTACACAAACTGTAATATCCAGTAGGTGGTTGATATTGGAATTTACCTAAACCTGCACCATCAGAATAAGGTGATGAGATTGCTGTTGTTCCAAAGAAACCAGTACCGAAGTTTACATTTGTATTTTCACTTGAGCTTCTAGTTTCTAAAATAAACATAAAAGTTCTTCCAGCATAACTACTATCTAAAGTCCAAGTAGGATTTGATCCTGTTGCAGGATTACCTGTTGAGCCAGATAAATTATAATATGTTCCATTAATGCCTATATAAAATCTATTATTATCTCTATCTAAAGCAAATTGTAATATATTATTAGCAACAAAATTTGGAAAACCAGCAGATTGAGCTCTTGAACCATTGGTATCAGCATAGGCATAGGCTGTTCCAGCATTCTGTAATCCATAAATACCAACAGTACCATCATCTGCTATATTAATTTGTTGTTTAGCTGTATCTAAACATATTCCATATAACAGACCACTAGCTGTTCCTAATACTTTTGCTTCCCAGTACCATTTACCACTAGGTACTCCAAATGTACTTCTTACATTTGCATCATTTGTACTATATGTTGTTGTTAAATTTCCATTTGAAAGAGTAACTCCTGTATTTGCTAAAGGATTTAAAGTACAAAAAACATTTGAAGGAGTATCTACAGTTTGTGTAGGAGTTCCATTAACAGTAAAGTTATTTCCATTACCTGAACTATCTGTTCCTAATGAGCCAGAGTTTTCAAACTTTAAGAAGAAACCATTTGTTCCATAAGAACCTGTATATGCTTTAGGTTTCCATATTCCTGTTGTTGCATCTGTTTCTCCGAATGATGATGCGTCTAATTGCTGACCATCTATGAAATATACTGATGCCATTGAACCATTAAAATAATTATCTATAACAGAACCATATTGTAAATTACCTACTTGAATACTTTGTCCATTAACATTAATAGTTGAAAAATTTGCATTTTGAGAAGGATATGTTGCTGTAGTAAAAGACGTTATTTGATTTCCATTAACATACATTTTTGCTCTATTACTTGATGTAGCTTGCGTTGTATCTACCGCAATAACAAGATGATACCAAGCGGAAAGATCTCTATAAATAGAAGAACTTTGTAATAATATTTGATCACTTCCACCAGATATTAAATACACAGCAAATGATTCATCAGAACTAAAATAAATACCTCCTCTATTGGTATTAGAGCTATAAGAATTTAATAAACCAGAATAACTACTATTACTTGATTTTTTTACCCAAGTTGAAAAAGTAAATTTTTGAGTATTACCACTTCCTTGTGTTCTTTGTAAATATGTACTAGCCATTAGTTAAACTGTGCTCCATTGTTAATTCCAACTGTTATAGTTATGCTGAAAGCTCTATCAGCAGTTTGTGATTCTCCATCTGTAGCTCTTATTGTAAACGAATAAGTTGTGTCAGCAGTAGCACCACTTTCTGTTCCACTTATCACACCTGAACCAGAATTTAAAGAAGTTCCTCCGGGTAAAGATCCTGAAACAACAGAATAAGAAACAGCTGAATCAGATGTCGCAGCAACAGTAGCTGATACTGAACCACCACCACTAAATGTTCCAAGAGTTCCTGCAGCTGTAGACCATACTGGTGCGTCAGATACAGTTAATAATGCGTTAGTTGATCTTGCAGCATAACCATCATTATTTTCAATTCTAATAAAATATGTTCCATCAACTGTAATTGTAAAGTTAGCACTGATAGAAGTTGAGGATGTAAATGATACAGAGTTTGCTCTAATGATTGCACCTGTAGATGAATTAACAGCTTCTACAATTGGAACAGATACAAAGTTAGTTCCTGTAATTGTAATGCTTGTTGCATCATTAGTAATTGTAGATGGTGATATAGAAGTAATTGTAGGGAATGTTCCAACTTGAATTGTAGTTGAACCACCTAGAGCTACTGCATTACCATTTATTGTAATTGTGTTTGAACCAAAATCTAAACCTGTTGCACCACTATTAACTTTTAAAACTTGTCCAGCAGTTCCTAAAGGAGGAACGTCATTGGCATCTGTAATACTAAAGTTAGCTAATTGGAATGTACCATAAGCTACTACTTCTAAAATATCTGATACTGCAGCACCTGTTGTTAATACGATTGAAGTTCCATTACTTGCAGTAAAGTCTGAACCATTAACTAATTTAATACCATTTAAATAAACATCTAAAAATCCAGCGTCATAAGAAAGAGTTGCAGAGTTATCATCTGGTCCAGTAAATGTAGTCTGACTTGCTGTTGCAGTATATTTGAATCTATCTGCTGTACCATTAACTGAACTACCTGCATTAATCCAACCACCAGAAGAATAAACCTTCATAGTGTTAGAAGCAGTATCAAAATATAAATCTCCTAAATCTAAACTTGTAGATGGAGCTGTACCACTTACTCTGTATCTAGCAGCAAAATCATTTACTGATCCAATGTTTGTTGAAACATCATTAACAGAAGCAATGTTTGTAGCGACTGTATTAACATTAGCAATATTATTTCCTACGTTATTTACATTAGTAATATTATTAGCAACTGTATCAATCTCAGATTGAACTTCAGCTAAATCATTTGCAACAGCTTGAATTTCTGTAAGTTTATTTTCAACAGCAGCAATATCAGCAGAGATAGTAGCAACTGCTGTAATGTCAGCAGATATACCAGCTAGTGTTGTAATGTTTGCATTAGCACCTGCAACTGTATTTATGTTTGCAGAATTTGATGCAACAGAATTTATGTTTGCAGAGTTACCAGCAACAGAATTAATATTTACAGAATTACCTGCTACGCTATTTACGTTTGCAATATTAGTTGCAACAGAATTAACGTTAGCAATATTTGTTGCTACTGAATTTATATTTGTAGAATTAGACGCTACAGAATTAATGTTAGATGAATTACCAGCAACACTTGTTACATTACCTGATATTCCAGCAACAGTTGTAACATCAGCTGCTATACCAGATACAGTATTAATATTTGTTTGATCACTTGTAGTTGGAGTTGTTCTTCTCCAAGTTGTATTACCTAGATCATAAACTTTCATTACATTGTTTGTAGTGTCAAAATATAAAGCACCATCAATCAATGCATTTGAATCATTATCTAATGTTGGATCAGTTGCTTTAGCACCTAAGTATCTATCATCAAAAGAATCATAACTAGATGCAGCTGAAGCGGCAGAAGCAGCGGAAGCTGAGGCACTAGAACTAGAAGCTGAGGCAGAAGAACTTGCAGCAGATGCACTAGAACTTGCAGATGATGCAGAACTAGCAGCATTACTAGCAGATGTAGAAGCTGCAGAAGCGGAAGCAGCGGCAGCAGTTGCTGAAGATGTTGCAGAAGCAGCATCAACTAATAAATCCCATTTAGCAGAATCAGCGTTAGAAGTGATAGGTTGTGTTCCAGTAGAAGTATGACCAGTATTACATAAATAAATATTATTGTTTGATGTATCTTTTACTATATCTCTTGCAGCATAAGTTACACCTGCACTCCAGTTTCCTCTATAAGTTCCAAGTTCTTGTGATACAACTAACTCTCCATTAGAATCAAAACCAAATATCTTTCCAGCTCTAGCTGAAGAACCTACAGTAAACTCTGTAGAGTTCATTGTGTTTGTTTTAGATAATTTAATTGATCGTGTTACTTCTTCTTGCAATTGTTGAATTGCCATCATTGCTCTGTCTAATCCTTCTTCATGGGATTCAGCAGGAAATGGATCGTTAGCAATATAATCTATGGCTTGTGTCTGTGGAAGATTGCGTCTTAATACAACTGTTTCAGTAGATATTGGAATATTACCAGCAGTGAATGTAATAGATCCACCTCCAGCATTACCAGCACCTGATACTGTATAATGAGTTGTTAATGTCTTAATGGTTTCTGTACCATTAGCTGAACGAATGATTACTTGTAAATCTGAATTAGCGAATATCTTAAATGTATAACTAAACGTGGCTGTTGAACCATCACCATTATAACTATTTCTAACTGTAGTTGAAGATATTGTCATATTTTAATTTCTATATACTATTTTACAAAATTATCTACTATCATATTATTAATATTTTTAATAACCAAAGCATTTTGTAATGCAAATAAAGATGCTGTTTTTTTAACATCTCTTTGTGATGGTGTATATTCTGGATCAAAAGCTAATTTAGCTCCCATTTTGATAGTACTATAAGTATTATCAATTAAATCAATTGTAGGTATTCCACCAAAAAGACTTGTAGATAATCCAGTATTTCTTCCATAACCAAATAAATCTTCATCTGAAAATAGAGAGTGTATTTGCGAAAGTCCAGCAGGAATTAATGTAGACCAAGAAGATCTTAAGAAAGATACTTTAGCTAAATTTTCAGCAGATAAATGTTTATCTAAGTATTCTTTTCTATTATTCATTCCTATTGAATTTATATAAATCTGAGTTGCATAAAACATTGACGCACCAATCATAGAAGAAATAAATTTTGAATATGTTACAAAATCAGTTCCTCTTGTTTGACTTAAAGTATACAATCCATTAAGCAATTGTTTTTCATAAGCAACAATACTAAAATTTCTAAACTGAACTAACAATTGTCCAAAATCAGTTGTAAACCATCTGTTCATTGATCCTAAATCATTTTTTTGAACAACACGATTTATCCATCTATTAATACCAACAGTGTAAGCAACTCTTGATTCAACATCCCATTTATCAAGTTGCAACTCTCTGAACGATCCTTTTTCAAATGTAGCAAATTCTTTAATACTTTTTGCTATTCCATTAAATTCTTTTTCAGTCCAGCCTAATTGTCTGTATCTAATAATATCTCCAGTATCTAATTTTTTAAAAATATCTGTAGTTCTAAATTTTTTTGAAAGTTCTAATATGTTTTCAACTATAGCTGTTGTCATTGCTTTTGCTCCCCATATTTGAGTAAGCATTGTCATTGGATGTAATCCACTTATATCTGCAACAAAAGTTTTAGCTTTACCACTTAATATTTCTGCATTATCTAATTTACCTCCACCAGTTTCAATAGGAATATTTCCTTGATAATCAGTTCTTGCAGTTGGTGAGAACATGTATTTTTCTAATCCTGTAGCAACTCCATAAGATTCAAGCTCTCTTATTAAAGGATCATTTATTTTTATATCTCCAGATTTTAGTCTGCTAAACAATGTATTTAATTGTGGCATTGATTTTAAAGATGTTGTCCAACCTGCTTCTGCTAACGCTGAAAATAATTCAGAACCTTGTGCAAATCCAACCTGACCAAATAATCTTAAAAAGTTATAATCACCAATTAATCTTGCTATTCTTCTAACAGTCTGTCCAGTTGGATCTTTAAGTTCTAAAGGATTTTGTCTGCCAAGAAGAGATGCTGCAACAACTTCAATCATATTCATATGATCTTCAAAGTCTTTATATTGAGTATTAAATTTATTATTTTCTCTTAATCTATTTAAGAAAGCATCAAATTCAGCATTGTTTTTAAATCCACCAAATCTAGCCATTGCTGCTTGACCAATAACTTGATTAGAATATCTTGTTAAAAGTTTTTCTAAGTTTCTTTCGCTTAAATCTTTAAGACTTAATGATCTAACCTTACCATCTCTTACAGATCTAACATCAACTCTAGCATTAAAATCAAATGGTATTCTTTGTCTAGCATTAGGATCTAATGTGTTACCTGTTGGTTTTTTTATTTGTTTAAAAATTTCGTCAATTTGATTTTTATCTAAATCTAAATCTTGGAAAAACTCTCTTAAAGCAGCATCATTTGTTCCTTGAAATGCTCTTGAGAACATTGATTCTCTTCCATAATATTTATTAGAAGTGATAGTATCAACAATACCATTTATCATTCTGTTAAAAACTTTCTCTCCTAATTTTGGTTTTAAATCTTTAACAGCATTTGCGTAAATAGATCTTACTTGATCTATTCCATATTCATTTACAGCATCAATAACTTTAACTTTGCTATGAACATGAGGAACGTAATTTTTAATTTTTCTTAATTTTGCTATTTCATCCCAACCTTCTCTTCCTGATTGAGCAACAACACTAAGTATTTCATCAAATGCTCTTGATGCATAATTTCCATGTAATTGCATTTCTTTTGTTATTGCTTTTGAATTAACAAGCATCTCTGGATGTTCAATAAAGTCTGTCATTAGTTCATTAAATCTTTCATTATTTAAATGTGGATTCATTGAAGTATTATCTTTATTTAATTTTTTCCATGAACGATAAGCAACTTCTCTTGTTTTATGATAATCTGATAAAATTGCAGTTAAAGTTCTCTCTTTAAACTCAAGCATAGTATCTCCAGAAGATGATCCAATAATAGGATCTGGCACTGCTCTCTCAACCCATTTTCTTATTAATGGATCTTGTGATTTATTTAAAGATGCAGACATACTAAATCTTGGTATTGGAATAAAACCAAGAAACTTTTTAGTTCCAGTTCTAAATTGTTCTTCTACTTTTGCTATATTATCAATATTATCATCTAATACAGATGGAAGTTTAGGATTATCAGTTACAGTAAAATCATATTTATTTTTTGCTTCACCCTGATACAATCTTCTTCTTCTTAAAACATCTTCACTCACATTTCCTTTTATTAAGTTTGCAAATTCAACAGATTCAGCATCAGATTGAGAAGTTAGTAGTTTACTAGCCTCAACGTGCATTTTTTTGTAAGGAATTTGTATTTCCTTCGGAACTCTTCCTAATGCTCCAAATGGAGCTCCTAATAAAAAACCACCATAATAAGCATACTTTATATCTTCTTCACTTTTAAGTGGATCTAAAGCATACAATCCAGATTCAATTAAAGCGTTTTCAGTTCCAACTATAGATCCGAGCTTAATTGCTCTTCTAAGTCTTTCTGCTTTTGTTCCATATATTATTGGAGCAACTAAACCTCCACTAGCTACTGATAAAAGAATATTTAATGGATCTACAGTAGCAGCCAACATTCTTGCTCCTATACCACCCCATCCAAGTTTTGAAATTTCATTTTCTATTTCTAGTCTTTCATCTGCTTGTTTCTTTATGTGATAGAAATGAGGTTCTGATTTTGCTTCAAGAAAAGCGTCTTGCATATGCTGAGGATATGTTTCAATAATATCAAACTGTTCTTTAGTAACTCTATAATTATCATCAAGTTCAAATGGATTTAATCCACTTTTAATTACATCAGCTCCTTTATTGTAAGCAACTACTGCAAAATTATCTAAGGTAGTAGCTTTTAAAAATCCTTCAAAGAAATTATATTTGCTGTCAAATTTTCCTTGTTGTTTATCTATAAAATATTTAACATCATCTGGAACTTGAGATATTGGTTTATTTAATCCTAATTCATCTACTTTAAATTTAAGTCTTGTTGGTTTTTCTTCTAAAGGATTAGCAACTGTTTCAGTTGGTTTAGTTTCTGATACTGGTGTTTCTACTGATGGTATTAATTCCGGTTGAGCAGTTTGCTCTGAATTAATATTAGTAGTTAAATTTTCACTACTCATTATTTATTTTTTTTCTTTAGTTAAAAAATCTTGTCTTTGTATATTTCCAAAACTAACAGCTTCAGATTGAATTTCAGGAAGAGCAAATGAATTTATTGTATTTCTTCTTTCCTCATATTTATTTACAAAATCTTTATATCTTTTATCTGATGCAATAGGATAAACCTTTTTTTCTAATTCAGCTTGAGTTAAATATAAAGAATTAAATTTATTATCATCAAAATCTCCTTGAGCATTTTGGAATGTAGTTAATGGAGAATATGGAAACTTTTTATTTACAATTTTAATACCAGCTTGATCATTAAATAGATTTGGTTCAACATCAATAGCAATTAAATCTTTAAGATTATTGTTTTTTTTATCTATAACACCATCATTCCAAAGTTTTTCAATATAAAATTTAACAGATAAATCGTGATACTCTGGTCTATTTTGTTTAATTGGAACTAAATTTTCAAAAATATCTAATCTATAATTTTTATTCATAAATTCTTTTGCATATTCAACAGCCTGTTGTTCTGTTCCACCTATTTTATAAACAGTATTTGCAACTCTTGTTATTGAATCAGATATAAATCTTATGTTATCTGGATCTGTTGATAACCATCTACTTTGAACGCTATTTGTTGCTGCTTTAATTTGTGCATCAGAAACAATTTTAGATTTATATTCTGGAGTATTAATATTTTTTTCTAAATCTCTAATAGCAACAGCTGCTTGTTGTGGAGTATACTTTAAAGTTGATCTTATAAAATCATATCTGTCATAAAATTCAATTTCTTTTTTTTCAAGATTCATTGTTGTTTCTAAAAAATTTCTACCACCTTGATCTATATATGTTCTATAAGTTTTGTACCCAGCTTCAAGCATTTGTTCATTACCAGTCAAACCAATATTTACATAACCAGATCTAATAGCTTCTTTTTGTATTGGATTTGAAATATTATTTCTAATAGATAATTGTGTTATTTGTGGCTGTGTATATAAAGGTGTTCCATCTGATTTTTTTCTTTGAGAAACAACTACCATTGCTTTTTCTAGATCTTCTTTTTTTAAATCTTTAAGCTGACCAGATTTAGCAAGAAATCCTAATTCATTTTCAATAACTTGTGCTGCGTTTTCAATTTTAATTTCATCTTGGAATTCTTTAAATCCTTTTTTATATAATTCCATTCTTTTTTCAGCAGTTAAGAATTTGCTTGATTCTATATCTTGAAGTTTTGTTAATGCAGTTTTGTAATCTTTCTTAGCAAAATCCATATCAATACCCATTTCAAACATTGAAGCATTTGATTTCTTTAAATCTTCTTGCAATTTTATTGGACCATCATTGGTATAAAAATTTCTATTAACAATATTATTATCAATTTGTGATTTTAAAATATTTCTTTCATTTTCATCTGTTGTTAAAAAATATTTAGACATAAGAGATTGTTGCTCTGTATTCCAAGTATTATTAAATTGTATATCTAATTGATCTCTAGATCCTTTAGTTACTTTTGCAGATCTTGTTACAAACTCTAGATTTAATTTATCTTCTAATATTTTGGCAGCAGCTTTGTTTTGCATACTAGAAATCTTTTCTTTTTTTAAAAATTCAAACTGTTGTTTAAAAGTATCTGTTGCTTGAGAAGGATCTATATTTTGAATAGCACCTTTTTCAATCTTATCTAATTCTAAATCTAATTCTAAATAGTTTTTAGTTGCTTCAGTTTTATCTTTGATAGCTTGTTCTCTTGCATAATATTCTGATGCAGCATCTAATACACCGGCAACTGCACCAAATTGAGATCCAGCTTTTTCAACTGGAACTTGAAACTGAGCTCCAATAGATGGAACTTGTGCTGTTGGTCTTTGTTCTGCTTCAAATGTAGGAATCTTTGGCATTAAAATGATCCTTCAGTTGCTGTTAAATCTCTATTTGCAAAAGGATTTGGAATGTTTGATAATAAACTTTTACCAGCAGAAGATCCTGCAAATGTTGTAGCACCTTTAAATAAGGTTGTCATTGCAGCAGCTTTTCCTTGTTGTCTAGCAAACTGTCCCTGTATTCTATATAAGTTACCAGCTTCTCTTCTTTGTGCTGCAGCAACTTGCGAGTTATAAGTTATAGTATTTCTTTCAACTTCTGCTTCCTCAGCATTAGCTCTTAATATCTTTAATCCAGTTCCACCTAATTCTACACCAGATTTTAAAATTCTAGTTGTTGTTTGTGATTGTAGTTGTGCAAAATTTTTATCAAATCTTGCTATATCAAATTCTTTTTGCTTTTCAATTTGCTGAGCTTCTTGCTCTGCAATTTGTGCATTACGATTTTGTATAGCTTGATTGTATTTACCAGTAGCACTTTGTTGTTGTGCTTGTGCAACACTTAATCCAAATGATCCTACTGCTAAAGCTGTTTCTAGTCCCATTAATATATCCTTGCCATTCTGTAATGATCACTACCATCAAAGCCATAGTGTTTCATTAACCCTTCATTTTCTAATCCTAACCATTTAGCAAATCTAATTCCAATTCCAAAGTCAGCTCTAACTGCTGTTTGTAATCTTTTAATATTATTAGATGTTGCAAGATAATCTATATTTTGCTTTACAGCCTTTGCAATAGTTATAGGATAATTCCAAACTTCTTTTTTAGCAATAAACCAACCCTCAGCAACATTACCCCATATTCTTTTCATACCTGCTGCAGCTATTACTTCATCATTAATTAATCCTGTAAATGCTAAATGCTCTTGTTCTAAATCCATACATTCTTTATTGGTATCATTAATAATAAACTTTGCATCTTTTTGAGTAAGCATATGGTTCATTTGTGATTGCATGATTATTTTACCATGATTTTGTTTATAAGGAATTATAATTAGTTTATTAGTCATTTGTTACCAGTTCAGGATATAACGATAAAATTGTTAAAGGTAAAGGTTGAGTTTGTCTTACATAGATAAAACCATCTGTTTCATAGTTACCTCTAAACTCTATTTCCTTATCACCTGTAAATGCTGGGATAGCTTGATCCATAGGAGTCGCAGAAGATCTAAATGGTATTGATTCCATATTAGATAAATTTGATCCAACCTCAACACCTACTGTTTCAAATAATCTTAATGATATATTAAATATTCTTTTTGTTTTAGCTTGTGATGTACCATTTTGAGCTCCAGCATCTATTCTCATAGTTTGTAATAATGATGTATATGATAAACCAACTTTAACTTTAGTTGATGGTCTTGCTAAAGTAATTGAGCCAGATGATACAACTCTATCTGGATGAGTAGAGCCATCAGCTAGAACAGATACAGTTTGTCCCTCAAGATGAGATAAGCCTGATATAGTTGTTGTTGAAGCTCCAGAATAAGATAATGATGAATCTAAGAAATTAAATGTTGTGTTATCTGTTTCTGTAAAATCAAATGTATTTATATATTCAACATATCTTTTTGTTGATCCATTAATTGTACGTTTAATAATAACCCATGTTTGATATTCTTTGTCATCTGTTGGAATTGTTGCAATAGATTCACACACAGCAATACCTGCACCAAATGCACCGCCAAATATATGTTGATGCCAAGCAACTACTTGTTGTTCTCTTTGATAAGTTAAACCAACTAATCTTCCATCTTCTCTTACACACCAAATAATTTGATTAGGTTCTTGTTGGTATGACATTTGATTAATTCCTGATTCAGAAATATGCTCAGCAAGAATAGTCATGTCTGGTGCAACATAACCATCTACGTCAAAGTTATAAGCTAGTTCTCTAATCTTTCTTTTAGCACGTTGTAAAAACAAAGTTACGTTACCTACTGGAATAGCATCTAAATTTGCACAACCATGGTTAGATTGTTTCTTAATTAAAATATTTGTTGGAGTTACAGGATCATCTGTACCACCTCCTGATACTGAAAACTCACCACCTACTGTTCCTACAATTAAAGTTCTTGTTGCAGATAAAAATCTAATTGCATTAACTTGGTTAGAAGCAATCGTGTAAGTTATTGCATCATCATCTGCTACTGTGCCATGATAATTTTCATCAAAGTTTTCATAATCACCAGACTTAGAAAAGAATAATGTTTGTGGTTGAGTTGTTGTTCCTGCAAATACTAATCTTTGTTCATAGAAAGATACGCAAGAAGGATAACCAGTTGTTCCAGACCAAGCACCTAATGACCAATCAGTTGTTGTTGCTGATGAACCTAGATCATGTAAAACTGTTCCAACTACTACTGTTGTGCTTGTTACTGATGTTATTTTAAGTAATCCTGATGATCCATGTATGTGAATAAATCTACCAACATCAGTTGATTGAAAGCCTGTGTTATTATTTATACCTGTTGTTGATGAAGCTGTGATAGTTGATGTTGTTCCAACTCCTGTATGAGAAGCATTAAATGTTGTTGTTGTTATATTATGATCAAGCATTGGACCATGATCAAATGCAACTGTTGTTAAAGTCCAAGATGTATGTCCAGTTCTAGATAATTTTCTAGGTTCGTAATTTGGATGGCAAATGTACATTACATCTGCTGATTGTGCATATTTTAAATTAGGAAGATCTGCTTCTAAATAAGGTGTAGATATTTCATAAGGTGAACCACCTGATAATATAATTCCACTGTCTTTATAAAAGCGAATATATTGATTACCAAATTCTAAAATGTAAGTTTGTGTTGTAGAAAATTCAAAAGGAATAAGTCTAGTTTTTTTTGTACTATCTTTTACTTCTCTAACAAATGTTGTTCCCGGTCTTCTAGCTGCAGATCCATGAGGATAGACAACCATGTTTTGTAATGTCTTACAACCTGATGCATATTTAGCTAAATCATTTCTACCATCTAAACGTGGTGATAATTCTCCAGCAGTGAAGTTTGTTAATTGTACCGCAACTCGTGCCATTGCTTAGTACCTTGAGTTAATGAATGAACCTGCGTCTATTATGTCTGCTAAACCATTATCTAATAATGTATTCTGTCCCTCAGTAGCATCTACAAATCTAGCATCTTTTAATTTCTCTTGGTATAGTGAATACATTTGTTGTGCTACAGGATTAGAAGATGTGATAGCATAAGCGATATCAGCAGCTAGTGCTGAAGATATTACTTCTCTTAATAGTTCATCATATTCATTTGGATCTTCAATTCTAGCAATGTATAAAATTTTCATTGAATTTATATTTGTTAGAATTTTTCTACCTTCAACTTTATAATCATAATCATAATCTAATATTGTTAATAAGCGTAAGCAGTCAGATGGTAATGTATATTGATATGTGTAACCCCAAGCTGGAGTTGCTGTGTCTGATGCTAATTGAATTCTTTTTTGTAAACAGTTCCAAGGATGATGTCTGAATACTGCATCTCTAACATTTGCATATCTTGCATTGCAAAGTCTTGCGTTCTTAGAATCTTCTGTAAGTGATAAGATTGTTGATGCACCTAATTGATTTAAAGCACCATTACAAATTTCTACTATACTTGCCATGTTAGTCTTTCTTTATAATATATTTGCGTCTTAATTGTCTAGGTTTAACTAAAGCAAATATCTCAGCTTCTGTTAATTCCAGATCTTTATCAAAACCATGATGTGTAGTTGATGTATGTTTAAATCTATCAACTAAAACATAACGATAGATATAATCTTTATTTTGGAAATGTAAAATTGTTTTTATTTCGTTTAGTTTTTTCATTGTAAGATGGTGGGGATTGCTCCCCACCAAATGCGTATATTACGCTTCGTATGCTTGAATTTGAACTACTTTAGCTTCTTCCATTCTTGTAGCACCGAATGCTGAAGAATAGTAAACTTGAGTAGCGTAACCTTTATCAGATCTCTCATCAATTCTAGCAGTTACATCTTTTCCTACAGCAAGAAGGATACCATCTTGTGCGAAAGCGATACAATCTCTCTTAGAACTTGCTAAGTTTAATCTGTTAGAAACGATAAAGTTAAATCCTAAGAATGAATTAATATCACCCATAGCAAGTGCTTTAACAGTGTTAAAGTCGCTTGAAGTAACTTCAGTTGTTCCTAATAAGTCATCGATTTGTTTTGGACCAACTACGATAAATCTTGGAATAGAAGGATCTACATCCCCTAAGTCTAAGATTTTCTTAGCTTGTCTTAATTTAGCAACTGATAAACCAGCTGTACCTGCTTCTAGGATTTTTTGTCCATTTGGCAATACAGTTGATGTTCCACCGGCAACGCCAGTGAATGCAGTTCCAGTTGCAGCAGCGATGATAGCATCGTCCATAGCTCTTCCCATTGCGTAAGCAGCAGCTTGTGCATAAGAAGAAGTTGGATCTGCTAACATTCTTACTTTATCTAGATCGTCAATTAGATCAGCGAATTCATAATCAACAAGAGAAACTCTACGTCTTGAATGTGGAGTATCAGCCTGTGGAGTATCTGAATGTCGGCTTGATCTTACTGTAGCAGTAACGCTTCCGATTTGATCAAAGAAAGCATTTTTACCTACTACTGACTCAACTCTAACCTTATCTCTTAAAAGAGATCCAGATTGTTGAGATAACATTTGTATATTAGCAGAGTACTGCTCTACAAATGCTGTAGTTATTTGTGTAGACATTTATTTTTTATCTCCATTTGTAATTAAAGTTAATTCATCCACATGACGAATTAACAAAGTTTAAAACAATCAGAGAAGTTCTCCATTTATTCAATAGGCTCTCTTGCATTTAAAGTCTGTTAGACTCAAGTCTTTCCTAGTGTCATGTGAGGTTCTTTTGGAATTGTCCCACAACTAATAGATGATTGTTTTATGACCACCTATTAGTTGTGTACTATTATAAAATTAAAATATTTACAATATATAATTTTATGCGTGTAGCATTTCTCTTAAAGCTAACACCTGATTAACTACTTTTTGGTGATCTGGGTGCATTTTATTCCAATAAGCACCTTGTCTATCTGTAGTTAATTGTCTTATTTCGCCTTCAATATCTCTAGGCTGCATTGCTTCATTACCTTCAGCACCGACAATTTTGTCTTCTGAAAGTAGATTAGCAATGTTAGCAAATGCTTTTATAATCTTAGGATTATCTCCAAGTCTAGAACCATCTCTTAATTGAGTATCTAGAAGTTCTGGTTCTAAGTAAGTCTTAGCAACAGCAGATGCTTTTCTTAAGTTATCATCATAAGCTCTACCCCACTCTGATCTAAGTTCATTAGCAGCTTGTTCTTGAGCATATTCCATATTCACTGACATTTCTTTTGCAGAAGATTCTAATGTATTTTTATAGAATTCTAAAATGCCTTGAGCTTGTTTATTATTTAAACCTAGCTTGTGAGCATTCTGTGCAAAGCCTTTGATTACATTTTCATCAACAGGAGCTACATCAGTTTTAAGTTCTAATTTATATTTATCAGGCGACTCTGGTCTACCTAATTTATTATAAACTTCATTCCACTGTTCGTCTGTTGCAGTCTTTCCCGGTAATGGAATCTTATCTGTACCAATCATAGATACAGCATTGATGTAGCTTTTAGCTAGTGCATCAATTTCTGTAAACTTTTCTATGTTTGGATTTGTTCTGTATTGCTCAGATATAGATTGTTTCCAAGATACAGGTTGTGTGGATTGTGTTGTTGATTGTGTTACTGTTGCTGTTGTTTCTTTTGTTGGTTCAGTCGCAACAGGCTGAGTTACCTCAGTTGTCTGTATTTGTTCTGACATTTTATTTTCCTTTTAGTTTGTCATTAAGCAGCATGTTTTTAATAAATAGAAGAACGCTGCGTTGTCCCTCCATATATGCACTTTCATGACTATCACCTCTTACATTTGTGGTAGCATTATAGTGGCATCTCTTTTCTAAATCAGACATAACTTTCTTACCTTCGTCTGACTCAAATACTAATTTATAAAATTCTTTTAATTGATTTAATTGATTCTCTTCCATTTATTTTCCTTTCAGTTGTTATTCTTGTGGTGCTACTAATGCCTTGGCTTCCTCTGGTAGTGCTTTAGCAAGTGGTGCAATTTGACCACCAGCTTGAGCTAGTTGTTGTAACTGTTGCATTTGCATTTGTTGATCTTGTTGTTGTTGTTTCTGTTGTCGCATAGCATTAACTTCTGCTTTTGAATTTAATACTTTAGCAGGAACTCCAACAATCTCAGCTAAGTGAGTTACTAGATTATCAATATTAACATAATCAAATACTGGAGCAACATTTGATAATGATCCAAATATTTCAATAGCTCTCATAATAGATTGTAGTTCAGAAGATCTTTGTGCTTTAGCAAGAGGCGACACATATTCAATTTGAATATCTTTGCCAGATAAAAAGTCAGGAACTTTTCTAAATAACTTTTGTCTAAGCATAATAGCAAAAGTTCTATCAATTAATGGTCTTAATAATTCTGATTGTAATCTTCCAAGAACTGGACCAAGTAATCTCATCTTCTCTTCATTACGTTGAATAACTTCTGTTGCAGTCATCTGTGGACCATTCTGCATCATTAATTGATTTACATAGAATGCATCTCTAATAGCACCTCTTCTTTGCTCTTCCATGTTTAAACCTAATGGATTATTTGCACCAATGTTTAATGGTTCAATTCTATCTCTTGTACCAGCTCTATAAAAATTTAATCCACCCGGTACTGTTCTTACTGGTAATATAAATCCATCATCAGGAACTAATAGTGGAGGATCAACTTGTTTCTGTGCAGCTTTAATAGTTGTCTTAGACATTTCATTTAACATCTTAACATCTGGTAAAGCAGTCATAGCAGGAGATCTGCCATAGATTTCAAATGATGCTTTTAAGTAACGTGGAACAACGTATGGGAATTCATTAAAACCAGATTCAGAAATTTGTTCTTTAGAATCTACTTCAATATAACAAGATGCAAATGGCATGTTTGCAGCATCTTTTTTCTTAGGATCATATTTATCTCTTGGATAAACAACATGAAGTATTTCAACTTCTTCATAAGGATCGTTATTTGCAATACCTAATAATTTAGATGATACATTGTTTTCACCAAATTGAACTATTGCAGATCTAGCTGCAAGTTTAAATTTTCTAAATACTGTATCAATTCTTCCTTTATTATTTTCTGAAATATAAATTTCACCAATGTGTCTTGTTGAAAATCTAACAACATCATCTGGATCTTCTTCAATAAACATTGCAGCTGTACCAAACGTAATTAAGTCATGATACAATTCAAATATTTCTTGTTGGAAGTTTGATCTATTAAATGCTTCATACATTTTTTCTGTAGTGTCTTCTAACCATTCGTTAGCAACATCTTCATCCATCATGTCTATGTTTTTAAATTTTAATGAGAACCATGGTGTTGCAGGGTTAGTAAGCATACCATGAAGTGATGCTGATAATAATTCAACAGCATGTAGTGGAGAAGAATCAAATATTAATTCAGTTCTTTTATCTCCTTTAGATCTAGTCTTAGTTACATCTGCTTTTCTTGGCATCATGTAATCAGCAACTTCTTGCCAATGCGATTCCCAATTTTGACGTTGTGCTTTTAGTTTGCCAAATCTTTTTAAAAGTTCTTTAGATAAATCTGTTTGTGCCATTTATTTATTGACCAAGTAAACTTGTTGTACCTAACGTAGCACCTTGCTCAACTCCCATAGCACTTGTTAAAATTGTTGGTGATTTTCCTCTACGTCTTTTTTTTACAGTTTCTGTTTCAGTTGCTGATGTAGTTGATTGAGATACTTCAGCTGTAGTAGGTGCAGCTACTGGAGCAGGTGGTGGAGGTGATGGTCTAGATTGAAAAGGATTTGGTATTGGTCCACCCATATTATTCTCCTTTAGTTAAAGATGATTTACTTTCTAAAACAGTTTCTTTTACAGTTTCAGATTTAGTTTCATTATTAACTTCTTGTTTAATTTCTTCTTTAACAACTTCTGCGTAAACTTTTTCTACTTTCTTTTTTAAAAATTCTAATATCATATTAACTTCCTAATAAAGTTTTCTTTTCTACTGTTGCTTCTTCAAGTAATGGAGAAGTTAAAATAGTTGATGCTCTACCTTTACGTCTTCTTTCAATAGCAGCTTGTTGTTCTTGAAGTTCTCTTTCTTCTTCTGGACTTAGTTCTGCTTTAGGCGGTTCAGGCAAAGGTTGCACAGGTGGCAAACTTGGCATTTTTGGCGATAAGAATCCCATAATCAAATAATCCTATATTCGTTATCAGCTATACTTTGCGGAGCTGATTGTCTAGTGTTTAATTCTTGAAGTCCAACTGCGAGGTAACGCATAGCATCACAAGCGTGAGAACTCCAATCATGTACAGGCTTAGATCTAAACATTCTGTTTTTATCTATATACTTCCTGTGATAGTGTCTTAACGCATCTATAAGTTTTTTGCAACTATCTGTATCAATAAAACATCTTGGTAGTATCATTGTTGTTGCGTGGATACCATCCTCTAATGGAATCTTAGGAACTACTTTAAATCTAATTCCTAAAGAATAAGCCACTTCTCTTCTGGTCTTACCATTACTAAAATCAGTAACTTCAATATCATGGGGTGCATAATGATCTTTATAAATATAATCCTTACTCTGAATCACTTGTATGTAATGAGGTAATCCTTCTCCCTTTTCTTCATAGTAATCTATAATATTAATACTATTACCAAACTGTTGGAAAAATATAATTGCTGAATGATCTGACACTCCTAGATCCCATGCTGTGCTTACTGGTAAAGCAGGATCAAAAGGAACTCTAGTTAATTGTTTTTTATCTTCCATCTTAGCAATAATATCTCCATAAACAGAACCTTCTATATTGGCGATCCAATCGCATTCAAACTCTTGTTGAAACTTCTTTTCTCCCATTACTTTTTTAGCAGCTTCTAATTCGGCATCATCTACTATTTTAGTTTCAGATGCTTTAGCTTTGTAATGAAACCATTCTTTATCGCCTTGTGCATGTTGGAATAATTCATAGAAGTTATTGTTTGTTCCTTGTGGCGTTCCAATAAATACGCACCATCCTTTTCTATCTGATAATGCTGGTCGTATAATCTCTGTAAATAACTTACCCTGTATGTTTGCATACTCATCAATGACACAACCATCAAGATAGATACCTCTTAATCCATCTGAGTTCTCTGAACCTAATAATGTTATTCTTGAACCATTAGGTAAATCACAACGTAGTTCTGTTTCATTAAACTTAACTCCCGGTATTAATGTTGTGTATTGTTTCATGTAATCCCAAGCAATAGATTTAGCTTGTTTGAATGTTGGTGCTATATAAGCAAATCTTGGATTCTTGTTTGTTGATCTTAGAGCTGACATTAGTAGATGATTAATCATGCATACTGTTTTGCCAAACCTTCTGTGGCAGACTAATACAGACCATCTTTTCTTCATTAGTTTAAAATGTAATCTTGTCTGTTCTCTTCTGGGTAAATAAGGAATTTTATATTCTGCGTTATTTGCTTTTATAATTGTTTCAGTAATTGGCGTTAGCATAATTAATGAATAGATTTAGATTGGCTATCATTTATGATTGCATTCTCAATATTCAATAACATCATTAACCATGAACTGAATATGGCTGAATGTTCTTTGTCTTGGAAACCTGTAAACTTAACTGTTATACTATTATCTCTTTCAATAAATACTATCGCTTTGACGTTAGCATTATAATAGTCGTCATCATCTTGGTGCATAGTTCTGTTCATATACTACTAATAGTATTTTACTAATATATAAAAAGGTTGGTCAGGCAAAGGAAAAAGGGGTGGGTTGTTTATGGGGATAGGTGGTATTGTGTTTTGGATTTTGTGTGTGGTGAGATTTGTGGCAAAACTGACTATGGCTGTAAGTGAGTTCTCAAGTCCCATGTATATATATATTCATTTGGCGACAACCTACAGGTGCATAGGGGGGGTGCCAATGTCAAAATATACTAATGGCTATTTCTACAGCGTTTGATCCGATAACTTTTTATTATCACTTCAAACTATTAAACAACTTATAGTAGATATCCGACTACATACACACATTTTAATTTAACGTGGATGTGTTGTAATATTGCAACTATTTTTGTGTTATAAATGCAACACACTTACTCACACAATTAAAGGTTTTGTTTCGTTTATTGTTTTTAATTGGTTGCTTAAATGTTTTATCTAATACAATCTAAGGTTATTTCTTTTCTATATATCTTTTCTTTTTGTCTTCCTTTTCTTTTAATCGCATAAAATAACGCTTTAAAAATAAAAGATAATAAAATCAATTATTTAATATTTTTATTTATTTTTACTATTTACATTATTATTATTATAACCTAAAAGGCTATCAACAACAAATAATGAAAGGTAATAAAATGACACAAGTAAAAACAGTAGATAAAACAGAACAAGAAAAAATAGAAGCACTAGCAAAACATCTTGATTGCTCTATTGATGAAGCAATTAATAGTATGGAAGACTACTCAGTCTATACTGATCAAGAAGCTGATGAAGCTGTTTATAACTACATTAAAGAAAGCGTTTGTTTTTTTAGATCTGATTTTATTGCAGCACACGCTGAAGTAGAAGAAGAGGTTATAAAAAAACTTCAAGAACTTCATGAAAATAGCAACGAAGCAATTAGATCATTAATAAAAGACTTTGATCATTTTGTTGATGATGCAATTTGTGCTGATGGTCGTGGTCATTTCATTGCTTCATACGATCATGAAGAAAATTGTGAATTTATAAATGGAACTGATTATTACATTTATAGAAACAATTAATATATTGACAAATTGGTTATTAACAATAGTATAAAAATAAATATAAAAAATGAAAGGTGCAAAATGATAAAACAAATAAAAGAAATAGAAGTTGGGGATGTAATTGATTTAAAAAATCATGAACATACAATTTTGAGATCTCATATTATTTTTAATGATGTGGGAACAGTTATAAAAAAAGAAAGTGGAAACAATTACCAACATATATTTGTTAAATTAAAAAACAAATATGAATACTTAAACGAGTGGGATAATTGCCTAGTTTTTGATTCTAATGCTGATGAATTACAACAAAGCATTAATGGTAAATTTAAAATAATAAATAGAAAGGATGTATAATATGGATGTACTTAATCAACTATCTACAATTTATAATGATTGGTTAGATAAAGAAAAAATAACAGATAGGGGTAGTGCTGATGAAATTTATTTTGGCTATCCTAATTTAACTGATAGTCAAAAAACTTGGTTGTCTAACTTTATTGAAACTTGGGAACACGCTGAAGATTTTCAATATTATGTTGATAGACTTTTGCCAAAAAAAAACGAACAAACAAAAAAGGTTGCATAATGTTTAATAGATCAGACTTAAAAGCATTGATTGCAACAGCTCTAATTATTCTACTTGGCTATGCTTCAATGCACTTGCTAGTATATCTAGATGAATACTTTAAACTAACTAACTACTAACGAAAGGATATAACATGTACATTATAGATTATAAAACAAAGACTGTAGCTAAGTTTAATAAAAAAGAATTATCCAACTTTTTAAATTATTCTTACGATAAGAATAGATTTATATTTGTTGATAATAAACAACAAGCAAAGCAAGTTATTAAATATGCTATGCGATTAACTAACTAACGAAAGGGAAAACAATGAAAATAAAAGAACTAATTGAAGAGTTAAAATCTTATGGGGAAGACACAGAATTAGATTTTGTTATCTATTCTGGTAACGAAGATACAGACGAAGACGATACGCCTATTGAATATATAGGCGAGATTGACACATCATTATTACATGATGCAAATCCTAGATTGACAATAGGCTTTGAAATAGAAAACAAAAAACAGGAGGTGTAATAATGACATCAATACAACAACTAAAGGAACACATCATTAGAATGAATGATGAAAAATTATTAAATCAATTTGATTTATATAATAGCTTTAACTTGCAAGATAGTAAGGAAGTAATCTACTATAAGATCATTGAGTATGAATTGCATAGAAGAAGATTGCTTGAGCATAAAATAATGGAAGACGCTTATGAGGGGATATATTAAATGAAAAATAAAATAATACTTAGCACAGATGACGTTGTTCGTAATAGAAAAACATTAACCATTAAACTAAATGTATGGAAGAAGATTATTTCTTGTGCTGTACATGAAGATCTTACCTTGTCTAAGATAATTAACAAAGCCATAGACAACTACATCAAAGAAAACAATTACAACATTGATGAGATCTTTAAAAATAACTTAGCTGTTAATTATGAAATCCACAAAGATGATAAGATCAGAGAAATTGAATACCAATTTAATGATCAGTATTAATTACTTGGTTTTTCTGAAATTTCCCTTGTCTTAACCTCTTGTAATTCCTCAGCTTCAAGATCAAGGTACTGCCTCTGAAGTTCTGGACTATCAAGCCATGACACAGTGATAGTTTGTTTAACATTACTCTCTTGAGGTTTATTATCAGAGTAAAGATCTGTAATTTTTGTTGCAAGGAATTGTATGAACTTGGTTTTTTCTCTTGTCCATGCAATAACATTAGGATCAAGTTGTCTGCCACTAATATCTTGCATGTAAATACCAAGGAGTAAATCAACTAAAGTCTGAACGCCTAACTTTTGAGCCTCTAATATTCTACTCTTTGCTTCCTTGTTCTCTGGTTTTCTTAACCATGAGTGAAATTTGTACAAGCTGATCGGCAATACTTTTTGATCTGAAAAAATCTCGGTAAGTGTTTTCCCACTTACGAGTAGCTCTTCTACTGTACTCAGATCTGAATTGCTTATTATCAATTCGTTCTTTGATGTTTCTTTCGTAGTAATCTCTGACATATTCAATGGGTTTATCTTTAAATTGTTTTAAAGTACAGAGCTGTCTAAGCCTAGAGTCATGTGAATAATTTGGTTTCTTAAATCCACCTCTACCTGCTCTATCTTTAAAGCCGAAGTTATCTGTGTTAGCTCCACCATGATAGCGACATTTATAAATTTGTACGTTATCTTTTGTAAAGCTATTGGTTGGAAACCCTTTTGCTTGACAAGGTTTCCCGGATAATTTTGAGATACCCATACAGAATATTTTTTTAGATTGAAAACCAGCCATTACTTCTTGATAGGTTCCCCTTTCCAATTCAATCCATTACGTTTGTTGTATTCCACCTTTGCTTTGTATGCTGCTGATCTATTCTTGATTGTCTTTGATACCGCTGCTGTCATGGTTTGCTCTATAACATGCTTTGGCACAGCTCTTGCATCACGCAGCTCTTGCTCTTGTTGCTCTATAGCTTTCCTTATGTAGTATGGATGATAAGAAATACATTCTTTTAGTTCCGCCAAGGGTAGACTAGCTAGTTTAATTATCTTACTTTGTTTATCTAAAGATCTATCATTAACAATCTTATCTATTCTATCTTTCATTCTATTATCTATTAAAACTATATTATTAATATTATATTTATTAATAGGTATCATACTGATACCACTGAGGTATCTATCTGATACATCATGGTATCTATCTGATACATTGTTTACCAATAAAACAGGCGATAATGTGTATAAGTTTGTGGATGAAAGTCGTTTCTTGATAATAAGTTTAGCGTCAATCATTAATCTAATGCAACGATAGAGTGTCATGCGAGATAAGCCTACCATTTCCTTGATCTTAGAATATCTGGGATAACAGCTGCCTGTTTTAGGATTTGCAAAGCGGATAAGAACTACAAGTATCGCCAAGCATTTAGCCTTATGTTCCTCTGCTAAGCCTAGATAGCCTTGATGATTAAACAAACTTAGCGGTAATCTTACATGCTGATTATATTTAGCCATTATTTGTTATGTTTACATACCTTTCTATGTTCATCCTGTAATGATCTTAATTCAGCTAACCAATCCTCCTCGTAAACACCCTCTAAAACCGATTTAAAAGGCTTTAGACGCATGATCTTAAACTCCAATGACTGCTGACTCGTACCTATTGGTTTATAATATACAAGATATGCCGGAATACCTAGCTTTTCTGCGATAAATTCAACAACTGTGGTGTATTTATTGTACTTTCCTACATCATACACATTTTCTATAATAGCTAATGGTTGCCAACACCCCTTATTTGAGCATATTTCAACGCTATCTATATCAATCATGGCGATACCCTCATGTATCCTATGCCATTCGGAATAGTGATCGCCACTATTGAAGTAATTATATCTTGCCAAGTTCTACATCCTTTATAGCCAAACCTATTTGTCTTGCAATTTGTGGTACAATAGAATTGCCAAGAGCTTTTATTCTGTTGGATCTATCTTTGTCCAATTCATAGGATACCCCATTAGGAACTCCACAAAGTTCGGATTGAGTTTCCCACCATGTTTGTTGTCTTTCAAAACTTGTCTTGGTAATGAACTCTTCTGATCTCTGCTCTCTTTCCAAGTTGTGTTGTATGCTGCATCCTTGTAATCCCTTGACACTGGTGTTGGATACATCTCCACTGCATCCCTTAACTTGACTCCCCATCTCACACCCTTGCTGTTCTCTCGGAAGAAATAACCATTCTCTATCTGCACATTCTTCACTGCTCCACCCTCCACATCTGCTGCTCTCGGAGTTGGAAACATCTTCACTGCTACTGTTAATGGTGTTCCTCCCTGTTTGTATTTCTTTGTTCTCTCTGATGCTGAATCCTGTGTTGGAGTTGGATACATCTTTATCATCTCTGAAAGATAACCTGTCTTTCTGTTCGTTGCTGCTCTGCTTGGTCGCATTCCTTTGCGATCTATATGATCCATTGTTGTTGGAGTAGGCAACAATCCAGATTCGTTTTCTTTGATGCCATGCACCGATGCCTGAAGCTGGAATAATAATACATTGGCTTTTGAAACCTTCGTTTTCCAAGTCATTAAGCACCTGTCTGAGTACCATGCCTTCGTTGATATTAACAATGCCTTCAACATTTTCGCCAATAACCCATCTTGGTTTGACTTCTCTAATGACTCTAAGCATTTCATCCCAGAGATAACGATCATCTGCTGTTGATTTTCTTTTTCCTGCAACGCTAAATGGTTGGCATGGAAATCCTCCTGAAATAATATCTGCTGCGTATCTTTCTCCTTTGACATTTCTTATATCCTCCTCAATGTTAATGTTGTTCCAATATTTCTTTAAAACCTTTTGACAAAATTTATCTTTCTCTACAAAGCCAATCGTTTCAAAAAAACCTGTTGATTCTAAACCTAAACTAAACCCACCTATGCCAGAAAATAAATCAAGAAGTTTTAATTTCATTATTCTCTCTTTCTTTTTTTAATTGTAGATTAAGAGCTTGTACCTCTTCATTAAGACGATCTATTTCTTTTTTTAATACTAAGATCTTCTCTTCATACATCTCACAAACAATCTCAACTGTTAGTTCTTGATCAATCATATTAGTTCTCTAGTTTTCTAATGGATCTAACAACACCTTTTGGAATACATACACAATCTCCAAAATCCAATGTCTGATCAGAATTAAAACTGTATGTGGCAAAGGTTTTTATCCAATCTTTATTATCCTCATAAAGATAACCAATGGTTGTACACAAAGCAGGAACTAAATCTTTTAATTGTTCTTCAGTATTCCACGCTTCATCACAGCCATCAGAACTTATATCTAACCATTCAACAATTACTTTATCATAGTTTATGTGTTTCATACCATGCCTCATAAAAATTGTTTGGAGTAATACCAGTTAGCTTAGTTATCTTTTTCATAAAACGTGGGTGCGGTATACGCTGACAGTTTTTCCACCTTAAAAAAGTAACTGTGGGATTAGTTCCTTTTAATCCTAACTGTTCAACAGCTTCTTTGTTTGATAGATTATTTTTTTCTTGCCACTCAATTAGTTTATGTTTCATTTTTTATTACCTTTCTTTCTGTTGCCTTGCCAATCAAATGTTCTGTGATAAGCAGCTAATAGTTTTCTTATTTGTTTATTAAATTTACTTTTCATATTTACCTTTCTGTTTGTTTAGTATTGTTATATAAACTTATTGGTTAATAAGTCAAATATTATTATTGACATAAAGGTTATAATAAATATTATGCTTTAAAAAACTTGAAAGGTTTTATGACTATAAAAATAGACGAAGATAAGTGCATACAATATTATTCTAAATTAAATTTAGATCACAGTTCTCCAAGTCAAGAGGCTATGGATGATGCGTTGTGGCTTGTAAACTATTGCTACTGGGATCAAGAAAAAAGGCGACAGAAGAACGTGTCGTATAGAATGGTCGCTGGAATTTCTATTGGTAGAGCTTCGCAAAGATTTGCAGTGAAGTATTTCTATGATGCTGAAAAGAAAATGCTTAATGAAAAACAATCCTTAGATAAAATAATAGACGAAGAGCTTAAAGCATACTCGTCTTATCAGCCGCACAATGAAGCAGACAAGGAGCAACACGAAGATACAAAAGAATATTTAGTAAGCATGATTAAAACCACAGTGAAAGCCTTGCAAGATATTAAACTAGATGAAGAGAGTGCAGCCGAAAGATATTGTACTCATAAATTTGATGGATTGGTTTTACCAAAATTGGGGAGGATAGACTACGAAGATCGCAAGAAGTTTATAGAACTTAAGACGAAGCATCGTTCCAAAAGAAAGTCAGATACTAAACAAGGTTATTCTTGGATCAAAGGATACTTACCTAAACAGCCTGACATTAACCACTTGAAGCAAGTTGCCTTTTACTTTCACTCAACCGGTAAGATTCCTCATTTGCTTTATGTGAACCAAGATTCTTTTAATGTGTTTACACAAGATAGTTGTGAACAATTAAAACCTGACTACTTAAAGTTTCTTGTTGATCAAGATTTAAAGAAAGCAAAAATCAGGCAGAACATTGTATACATTTGTGAGGGAGATGTAAGACGCATGGCTCAATTAATTTCTCCGCCAGACTTTTCACATTATATGTGGAGAGATTTGCAACAAGATATGATTGAGGATGCTGCTTCTTTATGGAAAGATGTGTAGAAATATGGATATAAATTATTATCATAAACAGCACGAAAAGATTAGACAACAATTTAGGCATGATGCTATAATGCGTGAAATAAAAAAACGAGAGGATAAATTATTTAGAGATATGTTTATTAAAACAGTTTTAGTTTTAATAATAATTGTTCTTATAATTTATGTAATCAGCGAATGAAAATTATACTGACAATCATTCTTATGAATGGCAACGCACATTCATTTGAATCTAATATAGATAGAATTGATCCTCGTTTGTGTGATGCTTTATTTAATAAGCATACATACGTACACACAAGCAAGTTCAGTACAGCAAGAAACAAGACAGGCATATACTATAAATCAAAAGAGGTATTTGCTTATACTTGTAATTATAAAACAACATAAAGGTAACAATGATAGATAAAATAAAACAAGTAAATGATTTGTGTGCAGCCAATGGTTCATACGTTAATCAGCATGGAAAGAAAACAGTATCAGCTTGGTCAAAGATTAAATACTTTAGAGAAGTATTTGGAACTGAGTATGGAATAAACTGTATGATGATTGAACATACCGACAGATATGTTCTGATGAAATGTTTAATAATGGGTTACGATCCAGAAAGAATTATATCCACAGGTTACTCTAAACAATACAGAGATAAACCCGGATACATAGAGATAGCTGAAACATTTGCTATCACACGAGCTTTATCGTTCATGGGACTGATGTTACAAGACATCACTTCAAAGGAAGAGTACGAGGAATTAGATATTCCAGTGCATCCTATGGATATTAAAGGCACAACGTCAGCCAATAGTAATAGATATGATGTTGAGGCGGTACAAAAAATACTCAAGAATATTAATTACGCACCCCATACAGCAAAGCTAGACTTTCTATGGAGAGCTAACAAAGATCTTCTTGAGCAAATTAAAATAAACGATCTTAACACTTATCAATCAATCGTTAATAAGTTTGATAGTAAGCGTGATGAGATCACAACTCAAAATGAGGTATAGATGAACGACCAACCAAAGAACAAGATATATTTAAATCTTGTTCCTAACTTAAATAAAAAGCAAGGCGACAATCAACCAGTGATGGTGGCACCTAATTCTCCAAAAGCTCCTGAAGGAAAAAATTGGAAGATGAATGTGAACATCAATAATGAATGGTATGATTACTGTGCTTTTGATGGAACAGACATAGATGGTAATCCAACAGGTGGATACACTGTGATCTTAACTAAGAAAGAAGCGACACAAAACAAAACACAAGGTTCTTTTAAACAAGGCGGCTTCCAAAAGAAAAGCTTTGCAAATAACAAGAGCTTTGGTAATAGACAATACTAATAATAGGTAACACTATTATTCATTCTACCCTTGAGGTTTTACCCCTCGCCTATTCTAAAAAATATAGGCACCTTTCGTTGTTTTCCTTAAGGGTAGAGTAAACAACAAAGGAACTATACATGATTAACAAAGACGACTTTATTTCTATTGAAGAAAATATACAGAAGAAAATTATAAAAGAACGCCAAGAAGATTATGGCGATTATGAGGAAAACTTTGCATTACTTGCTGAGATGTTTTCCATTATATTATTTGACAAGATCAGAGTGGCACTAACACCAGAAGATGTTGGTCATATAATGATGGGATTAAAACTATATCGTTGCACTAAGAAATTTAAAGCTGATAGCTATGATGATCTAGCTATCTATTGCAAGATGACTAAGAATCTAAGGCACAAGGGTATTGCCAAAAAGGATAAATAATGGTAAAGGTTATTCGTAATAAAAACTGTGAATGTTCTTTTGTTTATACAGAAGAATTTGATAGTGCAGAAATCGCATCAGATCCAGCTGCCAAAGGTGTAGTGATTGATGTTAAGATTAAAACTATTAAAACAGTTTTTACAACGATTAAACAGAAGGATGATTTAGTTGGACAGACTAAAGATTCGTCTGCAAAAGATGAGAGATCTTCAAGAGCTTAGACATAGGAAAGCGTTGGAGTTCTTTCATAAGTATCAAAAGAATCTTAATGATTCTAAACGTTTGATATTTAAAATTGAGCAGACAAAAGAAAAGATAATGGCGTAATCATTATCTTAAATTATAAAACAACGAACAGTTGCATTGCAACAGAGGGAGAGGCATGACACCAAAAGAAATGTATAAGGAAATTAAGTTAAGATATTCCTTTAATAGTTTTTCAAATCTAACAGATAGAGAAAGAAAGATTTATCGCACAGGTTTTAAAACAGGATACAAACTAGCCAGACAATTTTTTAAATCAAATATTAGATACAAGCAAACTGTCGTTAAAGAAGTAGTTAAGTATGTAACGATTAATGATGTAGTTGTACCTGAGAATGTTAAAGAGATATTAACTATTGTTGCTAATCAACTTGGTGTAAATGTAAATGATATTACTGCCAAGACTAGAGTGCAACAAGCAGTGATTGCACGATCAATACTTATAAATGTTTTAAGAGATAAGTATGATATGCCATTCACAAAGATTGGAGTGATCTTAGGTAATCGTGATCACACTACAATGATCCATCATGTTAAAATGAAAATGAATAAGGAACACTTCTGGCAACCAGATCATATTATTTGGAATAGATACCAGTATGTAATGGATAACGTTAAGTAGTTTTATTTTTTAAAACCTGACAATAAACTCTTGTAGGCTTTTTTAGTTATAGTAGATTCTGATTTACTTCTTGATGTACCGGCTTCTTTACGTTTGTTAATATTATAATACAAACCCTTACGAGCCATCTTACCTTCTTTAGTTTTATGATATTTAGATTTATCCATATTACATTGACATTAAGGATTTACCTTTTTTCTTCACACCTTTAATCGTACCTTTGTTTTCAGATGCATAGAAAACAGCTTTACCTTTTTCTTTGCCATACTCTTTTTCCATGGCAGCTAAAATCTTTTTACCTTTTTTATTCAGTGGCATTAATCTTTAAACCTCTTCTGTAGCATATTTATGTTTACACTTTTGTTTCTTTAAGTACTCAATGTACATATTCATACGTTTATCATTTTCATTGTTATTGACAAGTGCTTGTTTCTCTTTGGCACGTACATTATTAAAGTAAATCTCATAGCAACTATGCTCTAAACTATGGCAGAAGTTTAATTTCTCAGCATTGATAACCCATCCACCTTCATTTGACATGTGTTCTTTACCACAGATGTGGCAGAACCCACAGGATTTAAGTATTGTCTTTCGTTTAGCCAAGACTAACTCTTCTTATGCCTAGCTGCGAAAGCTCTAGCTGCTTCTTTAGATCCAAACCCCCATGCTTTGAGTGCTAACTTTAATCTGGTAGGCTCACCACTTTTGCTAAGCAAAGATCCTTTCATGTTTCCAAATCGTGCAGCAAAAGAAACTCGTCTTGGATTTGTTCCAGATTTAACCGGAGCTTTTAAATTAGATCCTTCTTTTCTATTGAAGTATGCACGACCAGCAGCGTTCAATCCGCCTTCAGGATTCTGATACATTTTTTTAACCATTATAATTTCTCCTTAAAAGGATTAAAGTTGTCTTCATTTATCTTAATACATTTACATTGATTAAGTAAAGCACAAAATCCTGCGTACATTTTAAAAATACATTTGCTTATTTTATCTTTACTCATATAAACTTCTTTCCTTTTTTTATAACCTTTTTAAATTTAACTACACGTTTTCTTTTTATAGGTTCACCAACCAACCAATAACTTAATTTAATTAATAATAATTTTATCACAGTCTACCTTGACCAACGTATGCTTTATAAGTCTTGTGTTTGTTTACACGCTTAGTGTGTCTACCTCTTCGTTTCTTTGGTGGCTTTCGTATATGTTTATTTTCTAAATGTTTTTTTGCCATTAGATTTCTTTTTCTTCTTAGATCCTTGCTGTGCAAGTAAGGTAGGTTTCTTCTTACTGTACTGTTCAGAAAACATTATAGGAATTTCGTTAGACATTATTTTTTAAATATATCTAATGTTGGTTTAAGTCCATAGATTGCACCAAAGATACCTACGATTAACCATTGATACCATGATGGGAACTTACCAAAGTAATCAAAGAATAAATCTAATTTAGATTTAATATTAATATCATCACTAATGATTGCGTAAGATAAAACAATAATTGGAATACATACTACGATTAAAACAAACTCATCTTTCCAAGTTTTATCTTGTTGATCATATACATCTCTTTGATATTCAATCTCACCTTTAGCCATACGTTCATAGTATCGCTTCTCTGCCTCACTCTCTAATAGTTCTGATTGCTTATGATTCTTATAGATCTCAGCACCAGTTTTAAAAACAGTTGGTAATATACTCCACCACATATTAATGACAGCTCTTCATTAGGTTTGACAACTCTTCGCATCTGCTTGGTGTTTGTCTATACCACGCTGAGTTTAACATCTCTGCAGCTGCTCTACTATAATCATTATTCTTTAAGGCTTCAAACATTTTCTTAAACTTAGAAACCCCGGTCTTTCCTAATTGAAATACCATCTCAATGATTACTTCTTTAGCTACCAATGCAATGTCATATCCTTTAAGTAATTCTTCTGCACCTTGAACTGCAATATTAAAATCTTTTTCAAACAATGCTTCAAGTATATCTTTGTCATAGATAACGCCTTCAACAAAGTCATCTTCTTCTGTAAGTAAATGACCATAACCAATTGTAGCTTTGCCTAATATATCTAGGTAAACTTTGGATAGAAATCCTTCGTGTTTCTTTATTCTTGATTTAAGATCTTCGTACATTTTATTTAACGACTATCTTACCATCTTCATAGACATAGACAATCTTAACATTCATATCTTTTTGAATCTTAGATGGGGATCTATTTATTCTATCGTTCTTCTTGTGTGCGTATTTGGTATTTGATTTTCTATATGACACAGTCTTAACGTCATAGTTGCAATACTCTTTTGTCTTTGTATTGTAAGTTATAATATCTATTGGACCAACACCACCTAGTGCTGTGAATACCATAAGGTTAGGATCTTTAGCAAAGTATGCTTGTGCTAATGCCTCGCTGACTAAACCTTTGTCTGATTTCTTCATCAGTATTTTACCTTGTTGTTTTAGTTTTTGAATTGAAAGAAGCCTATGACTGAACCTGCTATGCTGCCAATGATTACTAGAAATGCTATGACACCTTTACCCATGCTCACATCAGTTCTAAGATCTTTAACTTCTGCTGTTAGATCATCTAATCGCTTAATGATTGTATCCATACGTTCTGTTGAATACTTCTCATAAGAAGATAATCTTATAGCAGTAGCAGATATAGGTTGCTTCTTTCTCTTCATACACCACCTATAGTGGTTGTGGATAAAAAGTCAATTAAAGATTGTAATTATGTGGACTGTTCTGCTGTTTCTATGCAATCAAAATGAAAGGATGGTTTGGTTTTTTCAAACTGATCTATTGGAAATATCTTATTCTGTTCTGCAATGAACTCATAACCAGCTATGGTGCATTCCCTAAAGGTATCAAACTTCTTACCTGTACTCATTACCTCTAAGCAATTACCATTTACCATTGAGCAAACAGTAAAGATTAATAAAAATTTCATTGATGGAAGTTATCTTAATATGTGGATAAGTAAATAAATATGTGTG